GCACTGGTCCATCTACTTCCAGCGCCGCCAGCAGGAACGCGAGATAGCGATGGTGCAGGCAGGGGGTTGACGTGCAGGACCTGAAGATCGAGGTTGGCGGCCTCGCACAGCTGTCCCGCGCGCTCAAGGCCGTCAACGCCGACGCCCCGAAGCAGCTGCGTCTCGGCCTCAACGAGGCGGCCAACCTGCTGGTCGACCGCACCCGGCCGAAGATCCCCTCGGTCACCGGCGCGGCCCGGCGCTCGCTCGTCGCCCGGTCGACGCGCACCGCGGCCCGGGTCGCGGTCGGCGGCAAGAAGGCCCGCTACTACCCGTGGCTCGACTTCGGCGGCCAGGGGCGGATCGCCGGACGTCCCGCGGCGCGCCCGTTCATCAAGGAAGGCCGGTACGTCTACCCGACGCTGCGCCAGATCCGCCCCGAGATCGAGCAGCTGCTCCAGGACTCCATCACCACGGTCATCCGTAACGCCGGGCTGGAGGAGGACTGATGGCCGGCAACACGCTGACCCTAGACTTCGCCGGGGACGCCACCAAGCTGCAGAAGGCCGCCAAGCAGGCCTCCGGCGCCGTCGAGGACGTGGGCACGTCGGCGAGGTCCGCGGGTGAGGACTTCAGCAAGTCGTCGAAGGAGTCGAGCAACTTCAACGACAAGATCGGCAAGCTTGGCGCGGGCGTGTCTGGCATGTCAGACGCCGTCGACCAGGCGGGGAGCCTGCTGTCGGACTTCAACCAGCTCCAGAACGCCGGGTACGAGCGGGCCCAGAAGCTGGCCCGGGCCAACAACGACGTCGCGCAGGCCCAGGAGGATCTCAACCAGGCGTTGCGGGACGGCAAGCAGGCCGCCATCGACACCGACCAGGCCGAGGTCGACCTCAAACAGGCCCGGCTCGACCAGGCGACCGCCCTGAAGGACTACAACCAGGCCGTCAAGGAGCACGGCAAGAACTCCGCCGAAGCGCAGCAGGCCTCGATCGACCTGGCCCAGGCCGGGGTCGACGTCAAGCAGGCCCAGGAGGACTCCGCCCAGGCCACCCGGGACGCTGCTCAGGCCACCATCGACGCCAAGGGCGCCCAGCTCGACCTCAACGACGCCCAGCGCGAGGCCCACCCGACCGACCTGTCGAAGTTCGCCGATCAGCTCGACAGCGTGACCCCGCTGCTCCAGGGCCTGATCGGCATCACCGGCCTGGTGACCGCCGCTCAGTGGGCCTGGAACGTCGCGATGGACGCCAACCCGGTAGGCCTGATCATCCTCGGCATCGGCGCGCTGATCGGCATCGTCGTGCTGCTGGTGAAGCACTGGGACGTCGTGAAGAAGGCCGGGGCCGTCGCCTGGAACTGGATCAAGGACGCGGCGTCGAGCGCCTGGAACTTCATCAAGAAGATCCCGGGGTGGATCGGTACCGCGTTCAAGGCGATCGGCTCGTTCATCACCGCCCCGTTCCGTAAGGCGTTCAACGGGATCAGCGACGCCTGGAACAACACCATCGGCCGACTGAACTGGACCGTGCCCGGCTGGGTGCCCGGGATCGGCGGCAACTCGATCGGCGTACCGAACCTGCCCCACTTCCACTCCGGCATCGACAGCGTGCCCGGCCCGGCCGGGTCGGAGATGCTCGCCGTCCTGCAGGCCGGCGAACGGGTCATCCCCGCGGGCGGCAACGGGGAGATGGTGCACGTGGTGGTGCAGATCGACCGTGACGTCCTGGTCGACGCGGTCACCAAGGGCCAGCGGCTGAGGTTCGGCTGATGACCGCCCAGGATCTGGCCGTCGAGCTGTACTACGACGGCGCGTGGCACGACATCACCGCTGACGACGACGTGTTCACCGCGCCGATCGTCATCAAGCGCGGCCAGTCCGACGAAGCCACCCAGCTCCGCCCCGCGTCGATCACGATGCAGCTGGCCAACGACGACGACAAGTACCGCACGTCCAACCCCGTCTCGCCGCTGTACGGCAAGGCCGGGCGCAACACCCCGGCTCGGGTGTCGGTCGGCAGCACCGTGCGGGTCGTCGTCGAGGCGTCCTCGTGGGCGGCTGACCAGAGCCAGGACTTCCGGCGGACGCCCAGGCGCGGCAAGGCGTGGGTGGACTTCGAGGGCGGAGGCCTACTCCAGCGCGTCGGCGGCTGGACCGAGCCGCTCCGGTCGCCGTTCTACACCTACAACACCACTGAACTGACCGACCTCGTCGGATACTGGCCGATGGAGGATCCGCGCGGGGCGACGTCGGCGTTCTCCCCGGTGGCCGGCGCCTCCAACCCAACCCTTTTCGGTGTCTCGTTCGACAGCCAGCTACGGCCGCCGGGCTCCGGCCCGCTCGCGGACGTCGTCCTGGCGGACGCTTCGACGTTCCAGTTCGCGCGGGGAACCGGCACCTCGACGACCGGCTGGCAATACTCGGAATGCGTCTACATGGGATCGCTCGGCGGCTCGTTCTTCACCCCGGTAAACCTGCTCATGACGGACGGCTCCGCGGTCAGTTTCAGCCTCAACGACTCGACCGATACAACCGTACTGATCGCATCTGACGCTGCCACGAACATCCGGTTCACCTCGACCAACGCCTGGCCGGCCGGATACCAGTGGGCCGGCCGCTGGATCATGCTGTCCGTGCAGGGCTCCTATTCGGGCGGCACCACCACGATCGACGCCTACTACCGGGCGATCGACTCGGACGACACCTGGCACGTGAGCGGCACCTTCAGCGGCGAGCCGTCGATGCTGTACCGGGCCTTCTGCTCCGGCTTGCCCGACTCTTCGACGTTCGGGCACGTGATCGGTGTCGCGAACGTCGGCACCCAGATGACCAACGCGGACCGGTTCACCGCGTTCAAAGGTCATGCCGGGGAGACCGCGGCCGACCGGTTCGCGCGGCTGATGACGCTGAAGGGCCTGAACTACACGATCATCGGCACGGCCGCCGATTCGATGCCGATGGGCCCGCAGCCCGTGGCGTCGTTCCCCGACCACCTCAAGGAGATCATCAGCACCGAGGATGCGCTGCTGTTCGACGACATCGACGACATCGCGCTGGTGCTGCTGCTGCGCAACGCCCGCTACAACCAGGACGTAGCGCTCGATCTGACGCCCACCGACCTGCCCCGGCCGCCGGTCGAGGTGACCGACAACCTCGGCGTGCACAACGTCGTCACGGCCAGCCAGCGCGACGGCGGAGACGCCACCGCCGAGGATTCGACCTCACCGCTCGGCAGCCAGCCGCCGCCGGACGGTGTGGGCGAGGAGAAGCAGACCGTCGACGTCAACCTCGACGACCCGGACGCCGAGTTGGCGCAGGAGGCCAATTGGTGGCTACGCCGAGGGACGGTGAACTTGCCGCGCTTCCCACAGGTCACCGTCAACCTGGGCGCTCTCGACGCGGACAAGGCGGCAGAGGTCGATGCCGTCGAGGTCGGGGACGTCATCACGCTGACCGGCTTCCGCGAGTACGTGATCCGGCTGTTCGTGCTCGGCTACACCGAGACGATCCGGCCCGCCGATCACGGCAAGGTGCGCCGGACCATCACGTTCACCTGCGCGCCGGACCAGCAATTCGTGGTGGGCGTGTGGGACTCCACGGCGAGTCGCTGGGACTCGGCAACGCACTTCCTCAAGACGGGCGTCAACACGACGGATACGGCGCTCACCTTCCGCTCGCTCAGCTCCAAGGTGACGTGGTCGACGACGACGCCGTACAAGGTGACTATCGCCGGGGAGGACGTCACCGTGACCAGCATGGGCGCCGCGTCGCTGGTTTCCGGCGGATACGACCAGGTCGCCACCGTCGCCCGCTCGGTGAACGGCGTTGTGAAGTCCCTGTCGGCCAACGAACCGATCCGCGTAGCGACTCCCGGAAGGTGGGCACTCTGATGGCCCTGATCAACGCGGGCGACCCCACGTACGCCGACAACGCCATGTCCGCCGAGGCCCCGGACGTCCAGATCTTCACCAGCTCCGGCACTTGGTCCAAGCCCGCCTCGGCGAAGATCGTGCACGTCGAGGTTGTCGGCGGCGGCGGCGCGGGAGGAGGTGCCAACGCGACTGGCGTCGGCGAAATGAGCTACGGCGACGGCGGCGGCGCGGGCGAATACGGCAGCGGCTGGTATGACGCTGACGACCTCGGCAGCGTCACCGTGACGATCGGCAACGGCGGAACGGGCGGCACAGGGGCGGGCGGCGCGGGCGGCACTACATCGTTCGGTTCGTTCACCGCAGCCGGCGGCGGGGGCGGGGGAGTCCGGACCAACAGCGCCGGGCCGAACTTCTCCTCGGGCGGCGCGGGTACGGGTGGAACTGGGGGGACAGGCGGAGACTTCCACGTGCAGGGTGGAGTCGGTGCACGTGGATTTTCCATCAGCGCAACAGTCTTTACCGGGGGTGCCGGGGGCGCCTCCGTGTACTCAGGCAACGCAAACTCGGCGGTCAACGCAACGGGTACCGCTGGTTCGAACTATGGCGGTGGCGGAGGCGGTACTGCCAACACTGCTAGCCAGTCGGCGCACAGCGGCGGAGCAGGAGCCAAAGGCGTCTGCATCGTGACGACGTACCTGTAGGCCTAGGAAGTCTTGTCGCGGTCCGGGCGCAGCTTCGGCATATACCAGACGCCGTCGGCCAGCTCGATCAGACCGGTGTCTTCGTCCTCGGCGATCGCCCGCAGCAGGCTGAACTTCGGCGGGTCCGTGTCTGGCGTGTCAGACAGCCACTCCGGCGGCAGTTCGCTCGCCTCGTCGGAACCATGGTTCCGGTCGATCTCGTCTCCCATGGGAGACACCTCCTCCTGCGACGGAGCGCCCCCGGGCCGCGCTCGCAGGGCTACGACCCAGGGGGCTATGCAGCGAAGGTTACCGCTGGTGTTGTCGAAGGTAAAGACACTGGTTACACCCATGGTAAAGGTGCCTGGTACGTACCGTGATCAACGTGGCTGGGAAGCGGAAGCTGTACACGACCGGGGACATCGCCGACCTGCTCGGCGTCACCCGGCAGCGTGCGCTCCAGATCGCCAACGACCGGCGCATGAACTTCCCCGAGCCGTTCGACACCCTGCCCGGCAACATCCAGGTGTGGCTGGTCACCGACGTCGAGAAGTGGATGGCCACCCGGCCCCGGCTCGCCGAGGACCCCGAGGGCTCGTAGCTGCCGGTCGGAAATGTCAGCCTTAACATTTCCGGACAGCGAAGCGACCCGCCCCCGAGGTGGGAACGGGCCGCGACAACAATTGTTGACGTCAGACCTGAACGCGCTTCCGCGACGACTCCGGCGGCAGGACCGTGTAGCCGTGATCGCCGAGCAGGTCGATCGCCCGGCCCAGGTGACGCAGGCACAGCAGGATCTCACCGTTCGGGTCTGCAGGCCGGCCGGTGCACTGACCGCCGAAGCGGTCCAGGTACCGGCATCGGGCGGTCATCGCAGTACCTCTCGAGCGATGGTGTCCCACGCGTCGACAAGGTCCGCGATCGGACCGCGCACGTCGCCGTGCTGCGTCACGCGCGGATCCATGAGCGACCGGACGAGGCCGACGAAGGTGTACGCCGGTTCGCCTTCCGCGCGCAGGAGCTCCAGGTACCGCTCGGTGTTCGCATGCCGCTCCATGCCGCTCACGACAGCAGCCCGCCGAGCATGAAGCCGAACGCGATCAGGAGGACGGCCCAGGCTGCCTCGTGAAGTATCAGATCGAACGTCCTGGGCTTGGTGACGGGCAACTGCCGGGCCACCTCGTCCGCGACCAGGGGCCGCAGCATCTCCTCGGCGAAACGGTCCGTCGGACGTTCGATGGGCTGATGCCCGTTGGCCTGGGCGATAGATTCGTTCATGGTCGCAGCTCCTCTGCGATCAGGGCCCGGATTGCTGCCGCTGGTGGTCCGGGCCTTACGGAACCGGCACCATAATTAGTGCCGGACTGTCTCCTTGAAAAGTAACCGCCATGCACTAGCATGGCAAGGGTGACACGATCCGATTTCTACGGACGTAAGTCCAGCAGCGACGACGGCCGGTCAGTAGCCTCCCAGGAGAAGGACTGGCTCGCCGACTGCGCCGCGAACGACTTCGAGCAGGGCCGCAAGTTCAGCGACCCCGACCGCTCAGCATCCCGGTACGCCAAGAAGGACCGCCCCGACTACGCCCAGCTGCTCGCGCACATCGCGTCCGGCGACTGCGAGATGCTGGCGCTGTGGGAGTCGGCACGCGGATCGCGTGACCTCGGCGAGTGGGCCGCGCTGCTCGGTCTCTGCCGCACCCAGGGCGTGCTCATCCGGGTCATCTCGCACGGCCGTACCTACGACGTCCGGAACCGGCGCGACTGGCGGGCGCTCGCCGACGAGGCGGTCGACGCCGCCGACGAATCCGAGAAGATCAGCGAGCGCACCCTGCGCGGCAAGCGCGACGCCGCGGCCGAGGGCCGCCCGGTCGGACGGCTCGGCTACGGCTGGAAGCGCACCTACGACCGCCGCGGCCGGGTCGACGGCCAACTGCCCGACCCGCAGACCGCCCCGTTCGTCCGCGAGATGATCGAGCGCATCGCGAAAGGCGACACGTGCGGGGCCATCGCCCGAGACCTCAACGAGCGCAAGGTACCCGCGGCCGAGGGTGGCACGTGGACCGACCGGCAGGTCCGCCAGCTCGCGATTCGGCCCGTCTACGCCGGGCTGCGCGTGCACCGAGGCAAGGTGATCGGCGAGGGCACCTGGGCGCCACTGGTGGCCCGCGAGGTCTGGGAGCGGGCGCACGCTCGGCTGACCGCCCATCCCGCCACCGGATCCTCGTACGTCTCGCACTGGTGCACCGGAGCCGTACGGTGCGGGCTGTGCGACGGCAACCTGCGCGCCTCGCCCCGCAAGACCGGTGACGCCTACGGCTGCCGCGACTGCTTCAAGGTGTCCGCGTCGGCGCGCGGCCTCGAAGGCGTCCTCGAACCGCTGGTCCTGGGCCGCCTGCGCAAGTCCGATGTCACGTCGCTGATCGCGAAGGGCTCGACTGACGCCGAGCTGCGGGCCGCGATCGCCGCGGAGCAGACGCTGCGCGACCGGCTGGAGGCCCACTACGACGAGGCGGCGCGGGGCGACCTCTCGGCCGGCGGCCTGGCTGCGGTAGAGCGGCGGCTGCTCGCCGACATCGAGACAGCCGCGCAGAAGGTGGCCCGGCTCGCGCTGCCGTCGGAGCTGAACGATCTGGCCGGGCAGACCGGCGACGAGATCGCGGCGCGGTGGCCTGGTTACACGCCTCGGCGGAAGCGGGACATCACACGGCTGCTCGCGGACATCCGGCTGCTGCCCGGCACCCGGTACGACGGTCCGCGGTTCAACGTGCTGCGGCTCGGACCGTCGCGATGGATCGGCGACAGCCGAACGTGGGGCGAGATCTGGGAGGAGCAATCATGAACAATCCGCTGAAGGTGCGCGTGGTCTGCCCTGACCCCTCGCACAGCCCGAAGGTGGCCTTCGTCGGCTGGCTTGAGTTCATAGACGGGGGAGGCGGGAGCGCGTACCTGCAGGGCGGGAACGAGCGCCTTATCGCGAACCGGCCGGTCGACCCACGGGACCTCTTCGGCACGGTCTCCCGGCCTCCGAGCCGCCCGAACGACTTGCGCCGCGCACGCTCACGCTACGTGATGAGGTGCAAGCTGTGCCGCCGGGACGTTCCGATGCGGGCTGAAACGGCTGGACCCGTTGCGCACAAGCTGATCCAGGCCGGTATCAAGAAGATCAGCCTCGCCGAACTAGACGCGCTACTCCGGGCGTGGCAGAAATCCCCGCTCAACGGCTACCGGCTATAGTCGGCACCTAGTACCAAGCCGATCCGGCGCGGCTCGCACCATGGGACGCCGGAGGCAAGGTCCGCCATCGCGGGCAGGTGAATCCTGTCTGTGAGGACCTGCCTCCGATGCCATTGAGTCCCGAACGAGTCAAGGCGCGCGCCAAGCACAACGGCCTGAAGAGCCGACACGGCGCAGACGCCCCCGAAACCCTCGCAGCACGCGCTGAGCTGAAGGCGCTAGCCGCTGAGGAGTACATCCGCCAGATCGTTGATGCCGCCCCGCCGCTGAACGCTGAACAGCGTCTCAAGCTGGCCGGTCTCCTCGTCGGCGGTGACCGATGACCGAGGACCTGGGGGGAGTCCGGCCTGCCTCTAACAGGCCGGCCTCCGCCACCACCGTATCGGACACCCCCGACATCGTGCGCGAGAAGCGCAGGGCCGCGTACCGGGCCAAGGAGCACCCGAAGTACGTCCGGGCGCTCGATCGGCACATCGCGCACGTCTATGGGCCTGAGTACGTCGGGCGGTGGGCCGCGTGAGCGACTGCACACCGTCGGATCCGTGCCGCATCGAGGGCTGCCCGTTCTGCGACCCGATCGGCTACCTCGACCAGGCTCGGCCTGAAATCGAGCAGGACGATCCGAAGCCTGAGGCGAAGCCTGACGGCGAAGACCTGCTGGCGCGGCTCGAGGCCCTGCTGCTCGACACCGACGGCCTGGACACCATCGCCGACCCGGAACCGCTGATCCACAACGACATCCTGTTCACCGACTCGATCAACTGGCTGGTCGGCAAGCCTGGACACGGCAAGTCGTTCGTGATGATCGACCAGGCCGGGTGCGTCGCCACCGGAACGGACTGGCACGGCAACCCGGTCACCATGGGCCGCGTGCTCTACCTCGTCGCAGAGGGCGCACGCGGCATCAAGAAGCGCGTACGGGCATGGGAACGGGCGCACGGCGTCAAGATGACCGGCGTCGACTTCCTGCCGGTGCCCGTACAGGCCACCAACCGGGCAGCGTGGGCAACCCTGGTCGCCCTAGCCGCCAAACGCCGCTACGCGATGGTCATCATCGACACCCAGGCGCGCTGCACGGTCGGCATCGAGGAGAACTCGAACAAGGAGATGGGCGAATTCGTCCACCAGGCCGAGAAGCTCCGCGAGGCGGCCGGCGCGTGCGTGGTGATCGTCCACCACATCGGGCGCAACGGCGATACCGGCCGCGGCGCAACGACCCTGGACGGCGCGCTCACCACGATCATGAAGGCCAGCAAGGACGGCTCGACGATCGTCCTGGAGTGCCAGAAGAACAAGGACGCCGAGGAGTGGGGCAAGCTCGAATTCGAGCTGATTCCCTCGGGTGAGTCCGCTGTTCTGCGCTCCACTACGCGCATCTCCGCCAACTTGGTGACCGGGCCCAGTACGGCGGCCATGAAGACCGCTGGTGAGTGGTTCGGGCTCTTCGGCGAGGAGTGGATGTCCGCCACTCGCCTCATCGACACGCTCGGCATCACGTCGACGACCTTCTACCGGCACAAGGAAGAGCTGCGTAAAGCGGGCGTGATCGAGGCTCGCGAGGCCGGTAAGGGCTACCAGTACCGACACCTCGGCGTCCCGTCGGACCAACCCCAGGGAGAGCACCTGCGCCCCTGGTCACATCCGGCGCACTCACCAGGGACGCAGGCATGAGGGCACATCGGCAGTCCCAGTGGTTCCCACGTTCCCACTTCCCACCCCTAAGGGGTGGTGGGAATGGGTGGGAAGGAACGGCGAAACCCATGGGAACGAGTGGGAACGAGTGGGAAACATGCCATGACCAGTGAAAACGCTAGTGGGAACGACGTGGGGACAGAAGAGCCGTTCCCGTGGGAGAAGCGCCTTGAGAGCGCCATGGCGGCGTACTCGCTGAAGCGCACCAAGCGGAACAAGGAACGCGCAGAGATGGCCGAGCGCAGGGCATACGGACTCATGGCTAGGCACGCAGCCAAGCTCGCAGCCAACCGCCGGGCTGAGAACACCGAGGAATGAGTAAGGCATGGGAGGCAGGGAGCGACAGCCGATGGCGTCGCTTCCGCCTCGCCGTGCTGGAACGGGACAACCACACCTGCACCATCAAGGGGCCAGGATGCACAGGAACAGCAGACCAGGTGGACCACATCACCCCCCTGTCCAAGGGCGGGAGCAAGTACGACCCCCACAACTGCAGGGCCGCATGCGCCGCATGCAACACCAGCCGCGGCAACCGCGCACCCGCGCCACAACCCGAACCGCGACCTGTCTCGACCTGGTGAGCATGATGCTGCCCGCACTGCTGCTCGTCGCGTTCATCGACTACACCGCATGGTGCGCATGGTGGATCTGAGAACGGCCCGAAAAGTTCACCGAGAGGAGTCGGCCGAACACCCGCTGCCATGTCTTTTTGTGTGGCTCACACGGCCGGGCCGAGCCTCGGGATCGTCCGGGCCAGGTGTACCGCTCCGGCCATGCCGTACACGGCGTCGATCGGGGCCTGGCCGCGGCGGCAGAAGCGCCACGAGTCGCCCTGTGGGAGCTGCTGGGCCTGTCGGACCTGGGCGTCCAGGAGGGGATCGCGGTTGTGCCGGAAGTGGCCGGCGGCCACCTGCTCCTCGAAGCCCGAGCACGCCTTGGTGGTGTCCTCGGCGCGGATCCACTCGAACTTGACGTTGCGGATCCGCTTCGCCGCGAACTCGTCGCCGACGGACTGCGCCGGGCCGCCTGCGAACGCGCCGACCAGCCGCGGCTTGACGCGCTCGACCCAGCCGGGCAAGTCCCGGCGGAGCTCCTTGCGGCACTCGTAGCCGTTCCACGCTGCCACCACCTCGCCGTAGACGAGGTCACCGATCTTGACGGCCGCGGTCAGGCTGGCGTGGGAGTAGTCCTGGGCGACCTCGAAGACGAGCGCGACCTGGCGGCGATGGTCCGCCATGTCGACCAGCGGCCACGGGATCCGCCAGGCGCAAGCGGCCCAGTCCTCGGGGCGGATCGCCGGGTCGAGCTGGTCGACCCTCATGCACATCATCTCGATCTTGAACTCGGCCAGCGTCCGCCCGCCCGCGCGCTTCGCCTTGCGTGCCTCGCCGAGCAGGGCCCGTTCCGTCAGCCCGGTGCCGTTCGGCCGCGGCCTGTTGAGGCTCGGATTGGCGCACGCCAGGGCCTGGAGGTCCTCCGGGTCGGCCCCGGAAGGCGCGGACCAGGCGGCGAGGAACGTGTCGGTGTCCGGGTCGCCGAGCTCCGCGGCCTCGAGGGCGGCGTCGTACTCCTCGTGCAGCACGATGGACGACTCGTCGCCCTCGTTGGTGATGGCGACGGCCAAGGCATCGGCGAGCGCGTTCATGCCGGGGATGAGCGCGTTCCAGCAGTCGCGGGACTTGTGCTCCAGCAACTCATCGATGAGCGCGCGGTGGGTCGTCTTGCCGCGGCCGGCCTTCCGGTTGGGCGCCGAGAACCCATAGTGCGAGTCGTAGACCGTCCAGAAGTCCTCCTCGCTGATCTGGAGGCGGGTGTGGTCGGCAGGTAGTGCGGCGGCCAGCAGCGGCACGCTCTCGGCCATCTCGATGACCTCGCGCCAACTCTTCTTGGCTTCGCCGCGGTCCTTGTGGACGCCGTGGACGTATGGAACGCGCTCGATAAACAGCCAGTAGAGGATCAGCAGCCGGGCGAAGACCGTCTTCCCGTTCTGCCGGGCGACCAGCACGATGGCTTTGCGGTAGCGCGGTGAACCGTCGGGGAACAGCTCGCCGAGGTGGATCGCGAGCCAGCGCTGCCACAGGTCGAGGGGCCAGCCGATTCGGTCGCAGAACTCGATGAAGTCGTACCCCCATGACGACTGGGGGTCCTCGAGGTCACGGAGTGGTGGCGTCCACAGCCTCGGGGCGACCGCGCCGAGCACGCGCGGCAGCGAGCTGGTCGAGCGGGTTGCCGGCCGGCTTGTCATCGGGCTTCACCGCCTTCCGTGCGCGCGGCGTCAGGCCGAGGGCTTCGAGCGCGGCGAGCAGGGGCGGGCCGAGCTTGGTCAGGTCGCCGCCGAGGTCGATCTCCCGGGCGTACGTCAGCGCTAGCTCGGCCGCGGCGGCATCGCGCGGCTCGACCGGCTGGGCGGCGAGTGCTTCCTCCACGACTTGCGCGAGCATGATTCATACGGTACGGGATAATGAGGTAACCTCAGCACATGCGTTGGCCGTGGCAGGCGAAACCGGAGCCTCCGGCTAACTCCTCGCTGTCCATCGCCGACCCGACCCTCGCCGCTCTGTTCACCCCGGGCGGCCTGGTGGACCTCGCCGGGGTCACGGTGGGCGAGACCTCCGCGCTCGGTCTTTCGGCGCTCTACCGGGCGCTCAGCCTGGTCTCCGGCACCCTGGCGTCGCTGCCGCTCAACTCGTGGCGCGACACCGGCGACGGTCAGCGGGAGAAGGTGTCCTCGGTCTTCGACGACCCGGACGGCCCCGACCACCAGACGGTGTACGAGTGGAAGGAATCCGCCTTCCTGCACCTGATGCTGCACGGCAAGGCCGGCGCCCTGAAGGTGCGCACCGAGGCAGGGTCGCTGGTGCGTCTGCCGCTGTGTCACCCGTTGTCGTTCTCGGTGTGCCAGCCGACCATCGACGAATACCGGACCGGGAAGCTGCCCCTCGGCGGCGTCTGGTTCGACCTCATGCTCAACGACGGCACGCAGGTCCGTCTCGACGGCCAGGACTTCTGGTACGTGCCCGCGGCGAGCCTGGGCGGCCAGGTCGGTATCAGCCTGCTGACGTACGCCCGGCAGTCATTGGCAACGTCGATCGCCGCGGACAAGGCGGCGGCGAAGATGTTCGCGAGCGGCGCGCTGCTGTCCGGCATCGCATCGCTGGCCGACGACGCGGATCCGCTGGAAGACGTCCCGGCGATCCGGCAGGAGCTGAACCGCAACGTCCTCGGGCATGAGAACGCCGGAACCATCGCGCTGGTGAACCGGCGGCTGAACTTCACCCCGTGGACGATGACCGCGCAGCAGGCCCAGTTCATCGAAGCTCGCGCCTTCCAAATCGAGGAGATCTCCCGCTGGACCGGCGTCCCGCCGCACCTGCTGATGCAGACCGACAAGCAGACCAGCTGGGGCACCGGCGTCGACGAGCAGAACCGGGGCCTCTCGAAGTTCGTCCTCGGCCACTGGGCGCAGCGCTTCGAGCAGCGCGCCTCCCGGCTGCTGGCCCGGCCGCGCTGGGCAGAGTTCGACTTCGCCGGGCTGGAGCGGCCCAACTACGCCGTCGAGTCGCAGATCGACCTGGCCGAGGTCGCGGCCGGAGTGATGACCGCCGACGAGTACCGGGCGAAGCGTGGCCGTCCGGCACTGCCGAAGGAGCCGGCGCCCGCGCCCGACCCGAACGGGGGCGGCAATGATCCAGCAGCCCAGTAACCTCGCCGAGCTACGGGCCGCTTGGCGGGCCGTGAACGACCTTCCGGCCAGCGCCCTGGAGGAGTCCTGCTTCCGGCTGGTCAACGCGGCCACGCCGAAGCTGTACGTGTCCGGCATGATCGGCGGCTTCGACCTGGACGCCCAGGAGTTCGTCCAGGCGGTTCACGCGCTCGACGCCAAGGCGATCGACCTGCACATCAACTCGCCCGGTGGGTTCGTGTGGGACACGCTCTCGATGTATGAGGCGCTGAAGAGCCACGCGGCGACGGTGACTGGCTATGTCGATGGGCTGGCCGCCTCCGCCGCGAGCTTCCTGCTCCAGGCCGCCGACCACCGGGTCATGGCGACCGGCTCTCGGACGATGATCCATGACGCCCAGCTGGTCGCGATCGGCTCACCGGCGCAGGTCCGGGAGGCCGCCGATGTCGGCGACGCAGTGTCGAACGACATCGCCTCCATCTACGCCGAACGCGCGGGCGGGAAGCCTGCCTCCTGGCGGGCGGCCATGAGCGCGACGACCTGGTACTCGGCGACCGAGACGGTCGACGCAGGGCTCGCCGATCGGGTGGCCACCAAGACTTCCGGGCCGGACAACCGGTCCCGGCTCATCCTGGCGCGATACCGCGCCCTGACTGCCTGAGGAGGGCAGAAGTGCGAACGATCGAGGAGATCACCTCCGCGATGACCGCACTCGTCGACGGGGCTGCGGACCGTAGCCTCACCGACGACGAGGTCACGCAGTACGAGGGCATGGAGCAGGAGCTTCAGGCCGTGCAGCGCACCGACGCGATCCGGACGCGGAACCAGGCCTACAACGTCGTGCGCACCCCTGCGGGTGTTCCGTCGCGCCGCTCCGGCGACGAGGACGGCCGGACCGACCTGGACAAGGCCTTCGAGAACTACCTGCGCACCGGCCGCCCCAATGCCGACATCTCCGGCCTGCAGGTGACCAACGCGCAGGGCGAGGGGTCCTCGGCCGCCGGTGGCTACCTGGTGCCGTCGGGCTTCCGGCAGAAGCTGGTCGAGGTGCGCAAGTCGTTCGGCGGCTTCGCGCCCGAGGCGGACTCGTTCGACAGCGGCAACGGCGCGCCGATCGAGTACCCGACCCTCGACGACACCGCCAACACCGGCGGCATCACCGCGGAGAGCGCGGCCATCACCAGCGGCAACGACCTGGTGTTCGGCACCGTGAACCTCGGGGCGTACAAGTACACCTCGGCCGGCGCCGGGTCGAACCTGCCGCTGCGCGTCCCCGTCGAGCTGCTCCAGGACGCGGCGTTCGACATCGAGGGTCTCGTCTCCCGCGCGCTCGGCATGCGGATCGCCCGGGCGCAGGCGGCGCACTGGATCACCGGCACCGGCGTGGGTCAGCCCCTCGGCGTGCTGGCGTCCAGCCTCACCTCCGACAACGACCTCGATGTGGCGGACACGGTCGACTACGACGACCTCATGGACACGTACGACCTGCTCGACGCGGCGTACGAGCCCAACGCCAAGTGGCTGATGAAGAAGAACACGTGGTCGCAGATCCGCGGCATCGTCGACACCAACGGCCGCCCGATCGTGCAGGACTCCACCACGGGAATCACGGGCACCCCGCAGAAGAGCCTGCTCGGCTTCCCCGTGGTCATCGACGAGGGTGTCCCGACTCTGTCCTCGGCGGCGATCACCTACCCGATCGCCTTCGGTGACTTCCGCGAGGCGTACGTAATCCGGCGCGTGTCCGGCCTGGCCATCGTGGTCAACCCGTACTCCCGTGCGGTCAACGGCGAGGTGGAGTTCTCGGCGTGGGAGCGGGCCGACGG